TTTTTAGATTTTACTTCTTTTACTTCATACAATTTAGCTACTTTCAAATCATTAATAAAAATGTTAGAAATATCTTTGCTAAATTCTCTTACATCGCCTTTCTTGTTATTAGAAAAATCCGCTGTAAATTCCACTTTTACATTTTTAATTGTAGCCATAAATTAAATATTAGGTTGCTAAAGTTGCTAAAGCAGTTGTAATGTTAGTACATTTCAAGAATCCTGTTTTATCAACATTTCTAATTAAGAATAACATTCTAACTCTTGCTTTAATAGTTTTCATATCAGCAACGAATTGACCATCCCCAAAACCTTCGCTTAAAACGATACCACCTTTTTCGTAAATAGTACCATATCTACCATCACCAACTACTAATGTATTATCAGCCAAATTGTTATCTTCTACAATTGCTAAACCAGCAATAGTTCCAGTTTCAGAATCAAACATATAGTTATTGTTTGCATCTTTTTTCAAGAAATATCTATCAATTGTTTCTGAATTTGCACTTACAAAGTTAGGTTGATATTTTGACCCTCTTGTTTTAACGATTGCAGTTCTCATTTTACGAACTAAATCTTTAATGTTTGCATCTGTAATACCACTTGCTACTGGTGTATAAGTTGGAGAAGCTGTATAAAGTCCCTCAATATCATTTGCACCACCAGCACCTACCGCAATTTTAGTGTCGATAACTGTGTTAACATTGATATTTACAAATTTAGAAAGCTCTGAACTTGCTAAAACTTCATCTTCCATAAACTCCTCTGTAACTGGTAATGTATCACCAATCTTTTGAAGTTTTTTAGTGTATTCAGCAAATTTAGCTGTACTTTCTGGAAAAGTTCCGCCCTCTGCTACAATTGCAGCCGCTCTTACTGTTGTACCCTCATCCCAATCAATATAAGCAATAGTACCGTTATGGTTACCATTACCAACTTGTACTTTAGGAAAGAAGTCATATAAAGCACGTAATTTAACTCCTAATTGTCCGATTCCAGACAATCTAACCGCTTCTGTGTTATTTGCAATAGAAGCTCTATTAGATAATGCTTTTAATTCAACTTCTACGTTTTTATCACCTTTAGCAAGTGCTTTGATTTTCTCTTTGTTAGCTTTAATTTCTTCTTCTAACGTTTGAGTTTGATTACCACCTTTATTAGTTTGCTCTAATAATTGGTTTGCAACTTCTTTAGAAACAAATTCTTTCATAGATTCATTTGCTTTTGCAATTTCAGATTTTTGTTCTGCTGACAATTCAGCTTTTAATTCTGCTTTGTTATACGCCTCTAATTCATTTTTGTATGCGTCTAATTCAGCTGGAGTCATTTTTTCTAACTCTTCTGTTGATTTTTTTACAAAATTCATTTTTTAAATTTTTAAATTGTTATACTTCTTTTTCTTTTTGGAGTTTCTTGCTCCGTTTGAGTGTCTTTAGACTGCTCATCTTTTTCAGAAGTGTCATCAACTGCTTCTGATTTATTATCTACTCTTCCTGTTGCGCTATTTGAACCAAACAACACTAAAGAGCTTTCCATTACGTTTTTAGCTTCTTTTACTACCCAAAAATAATTTATTTCGTCAAAGTCTGACTTATTGGCAATTAATGGGAAATATTCATCATAAGTAGCTTTTTGTTTTGCATAGTCTGGATTTGTTGAGTTAATAGCAGTTTCTATTTTAATATACTGCATTCTAACACTTGCTTCTAATTCGTGACCCTCTTCTAACCATTCTTTAGCTTCTTTGTTAACTATTTTGTTTTTAGCTACTTTATATACTAAAGAATAAGTTTCTCCCTCGTATGACTTACCTAATAAGCTCCATGATACTTTTGCTGTAAACATTTCAACATCTTTACGCATTGCGATAATATCGGAACGTTTAAGAGAATGGTCAAAAACTAAATATACCTTTCCTTGTTGGTCTTTTACATTTTTATTCCAATTTCCATCAACGTGCATATCATTGTGAGAATCTAAAATATTAGCGGAATTAACAACAAAATAGTAATAATCATTATCAAACTTAATACCTTTGTTTGCTTCAGTTTCTAATGCCTTTTGAATTGATTCTTGATTAGTTACAATTTGTAAATCCTTTTCACAAGACTTATAAATTTCTGACTTTTTAGCATCAATTATAAAAGTTTCATTTTCAACTAAAGCCTTGAATAAATCATCTTTAGTTTCAAACTTTTTATCTAATTCTTTGCAATATATTTTACTCATTTCTTAACGTATTTATCGTTATCTAATATCTTTTTTCTATCTTCTAATGCTTTTTTTAATTCTGGACTTAAATCTTTATCTTTTAGCATTTTTTCAATTTCTTTAGTATCCATTATTTAATAGTTATTAGTGTTATAGTTTTATCTTCTTTTATTGTCTTAATTTTTGTATATCCTAATTTTTTTCTTTCTTGTAAATAATAAATAAGAGAATCAATATACTCTATTGCATTTTCTTTTAAATAGATATTTTCTAAATCTAAATTTGTAAATTTTAATTTTTTGTTAATATCCATAAATTTCTTTTAGTTTATTAGTTATAATTTTAGTGTCTAAACCTAACTCTTGAGCTACTTTTAAATTGTTTAATTCAATTGTAGTGTTTGCTATCTTTTCGCTTTCAAACACCGCATTAAATGGCAAATGTTTAAATGTTCCTCTAATATCTTCTTTCTCTAAAATTATTTCGTATAAGTCAGAGTGTTGCTGTGCTTTTGGCATCATTGCGTAATCAACAAAAGAACCAACAGACTTTTCTTTGTTATCGAAAGTAGAGCCTTTCGCAAGTATATCTAAAATATCTTTTCCTAAATCATACATGTTACCGATAATAGATAAATCAGAAATATAGCTTTCGTCTAATTTAAGGCTCGATAAGTTTGTTACTAACTGCTTGACATCAATCTTTTGTTTAGTAGCGTAAATCTCTTTATTACTTTGTAATCCTTTAGTTATGCTATCTTTTTCAGCATCACCCATTGGTGTGCTAAATTGGTCGCTTGCATCGTGTTGTCCGCTCACACTAAATTTAGTTGTGTAAAATAAGTTTCTATTCTTTGCTTTTAGACTTAATTCGCTATTCTTTACAACTTGATATAAAGCATCTAAACGGCTGTTTCCTTCCAACCAATTACCACTCACAGAGTTTGATAAATCAGAAATAATATAAAGGTTTTCAAGTTTTAGTGTTTGCCATTCTGCATCATCGTTAAATCTTGCTTTAAATTGCCCTTTACGTGATTGTTTTACTTGATATTCAGAAAATCTAAATTTGTTTATTTCTTTTAGTTGGCTGTCTTTTATATCCATATTCATTGGATTAAGACAATACCAAGTGTCGTTCTCCACATAGATATAAGCATTACCTAAATCACGCCAAAATGATACATCAAAATGAAAATCAACCCAACTTTGCATCGGGTTTGGCTGTTTCTTGTAAGTGTATAAAAAGTCTGTAGTAACTAATTTGTCATTTGAATATTCGTTAAACTTAATTTGGCTATATACATTCGCACGATAAGATAAAACTTTTAAAACCGCTGGATTATATAAAGCTGATTCAATACGTTTCTTGTTGTCTTTAAATCCTTTTGAGCTATCATTAAAATTAAAAAGGTCTTTGAAACCATACCAAAGAGAGCCATCTTTAAAACGCTCTACGTAGTTAGGTCGTTTATTATTTCCGAATGATAAATTAAAGTTAAACTCCATATTTATATAATAAAAAAGCGTATAGCCTTACCAACTTAATGATAAGGTTATACGCTAACTATTTGCTTTTTGTTCTCTGTCATCACGACAATAAACCGAATTAATTAAATACAAAGATATACTATTTTTTTAATACGCAATCTTTTTTTAATATTTTTTACTTATTATTTTCAAAGTGTCTTCTTAAATATCTTGTTGGGTCAATTACATCGTCATTCAATTTAATAACTTCATCGTCTACAATTCCTAATCTATCAGTTGCATAAGCGTAATTTCTAAACTCGTAGTCTATGCCTTTTGATGTGTCAGTATAAAATACGTTTGTATTGTGCAGTAAAGAAATTCCAGCCATAACAGAGCCTTTAGGTTTGTCAATTCCGTAAGCGTAACCCCAACCAAATTTTCGCAAAAGAAATACATTATCAGGTACTGCGCTATCACAAACTATAATAGCATCTTTTGGAATGCCTAACTTTGTAAGTGTATGAATGATTATTCCACCCTCACTTGTGTTTACTATTTTACGTTCGTTTTCGTTTAGCTCTGCAAGTAATTCATTTTCTGATTTATAGTTTAATTCGTGAACATAAAAGTTATTTTTATAAGGGTCGTACTTTCCTTTGACTATTCCCATTTTATGATTTTTACCCCAGTCAATAGCATAAACCTCTTTTAATTGTAAGTTAAGATATTCTTTGAATGTAATTTGTTTCCAATTATTAAACACTCTTCCCTCAACTGCTTCTGTCCATCCCCCAAGAACAATCTGTTCATACTTTTTATGGTCTTCAAGTTTTAGCGTTTCGTAATAAGTTATAATGTTTTTAGCAATATATTCTTTAGGCACATCAAGATAAGAAGTATGAATATACATAACGTTATCTTTTACGCCATTAAAACCAGCCTCTATGTTTCGTTTTAAAAAGAAGTGTCTAAATATCCAATGATGCACGCTTGACGGATTAAGAAGCAACAACGTTAAGTTTCTTTTATCTTTACTTCTAATTGATAAAAATACCTTTTCAAATGTTTCATAATCTGGCAACTCTTCGGCTTCATCAACTACAAAAACATTAAAACCGCTCAATGATTTTAAATTAGCGGTTTGTTGTTTACTTCCTGTTTTGATACCTTTAAAAGCAATTCTATTACCTTTGTACTCAATATGTGTATTAGTTGAAATAGCTTTGTTTTGATAGTTTAAAAGCTCTATTTTATCATCTACTTCTGGTTTAATAGAATCAATAATAGATATATTTGTAAAACGTGTGTATAAAATATTCCACGCATACTCAACAAGTCCTATTAAAGAAAATACAGCTACTACAAACGATTTGGCGGAACTACGCCCTCCAGTAATAACAATCGTGTCAACTTCTGGATATTCGTTTTGTAATAGCTTAAAAAGATTTTTATATTTCTTACTAAATTTAATCTCCATCTTCTTCTGAATCAACAAACTTTATTATTGGAGAAGTATTGACATCTTTGCCATTAGTTGTAATATCTGTTTGTTGTCTATCGGTCATATTATGGTTGTTCTTTAAAATAAAGATTGCCATAGTTGAATTAGCATCTCCGTCAAGTCCTTGTTTTACTAATCTATTTTTTACAATATCCTTTGCTCTTTTTATTGATTTAAAAACAGTATCTGGATATTTGTTTAAAAGATAGCTAATTAACTCTTCATATTCCCCAACTTCAACAACTGCTTCGGACAAACTTCTACAGTTTTGGTTTTTTTGAACGTGTTTTAAAATATCATCAAAAAACATTTCAGTACGTTCTATATCCCATTTTTCAGCGTTCTTGTTCCCTTGCATTTTTTCACTTACTGACATATTTATAATTTTGTTGTATCTATTGAAATTATACTTTCTTT